TTCCCGTAGTAGCCCCCTATGACCCCTGCAGAACCTACGGCATAGGGGCTCGCCCCTATAACCCCGTTGAAGCTGGAAGCTTCTCCGCACCTCCCTTGAACCTTCCAGGTTCATCGGATAAATAATTAAATATTATGGGTTGTAGGGGCGAGCCCCTACTAAAAAAGCAAACAATTACCTTGTAGGGGCGAGCCCCTACGACCCCATAATAACGGGGTTGTAGGGGCTAGCCCCTACGCTTCTCGCACCGCTCTCCATGACGCTTTCCACCTGTAGCCTGACAATATGCACAACAATAAGACCGTTGCTCCTCTGTAAAATCGGCTGGTGGGTTAGAATGAGGCTTGAAAGCGCAACACTTGCACTTTGTTCGCAGTGTGAACGACACCAAAGTAGGTGCCTCCTTCTTGACACCCTTGCGCAGGATGTTCATGTTTTCGTCTTCGTCCAGTACTTCTAGGTCACCCCACCGGGCACCCCTTGCGATTGCTTTCCATTGCCACTCCATTGTTTTATAAATAGATCATTTCACGTTTCAATTTTTGTAGGGGCCAGCCCCTACGACCCCTTGCAACGGATCTTTGCAGAACCTACGGTTCCGCACCTTGTAGCTGCCAGGTTCACCGGGTTATATTATGGGGTTGTAGGGCTTGCCCTACGTTCTGCAAATTGAGATAATCGCTTTTGGCGTAGCTCTTCTCTCGTGAGCGGCACCACTACTTCCTTTGTCAATTGTAGACCATCTCCTTTAAATTTACTCGGTGGCGGTACATCCACAAGTGCCTTTTGCGGTTCTGGTAGTCGTATGGGCTCAGGCTCCGGCTCCACAAAATCAACCTTGATTTCATGATTTGCCACTATTCCTACGTTGACACCTTGACACGTAGTGGCCTCCAATCCGAGTTCGTGTAGTTCCCGGTTCAGTGCCTCGGTTACATCATCTACAAGTGGTCTCTCGTGTATCGTAAAGGCCGTGACTTGAAATGTAATGAAGGGTTGAAAGGGTTGGATGTTTTCAAACGTAAGCGTAAACTGCTGATCTTGATTCACAAGAGATGATGATTCCAAGTACTGGGTTAGTAACGTATCAATGGTACAATCTTGCGGAAAGTCACCCTTGATACGTTTCAAGGAAAGAATGTCCACCGTAGGCAAATTATACGCAATGACTAACTCGGTATAGTCCGTACCGTTATATACTTCATCACTGACAACAATGCAGAGACCAAAGACGTCTTGCTGCGTCGTATACTTGGGTTGAAGGTAGAGTTCGCCTACTTTAAAGTAAAAAGGCGTCATGATCTCTTTGGAAAAGGTACGAATCAATGGTTCTGCCAGTACATCCGGGTACATGCATTCATTTCCAATCAAGGGTGGTGCATCCACAATACTGGTATAAAAGTGGTGAGGTACGATGCGAATCATTTTAAAAAATAGATAATGAGAGGGTTTCAATTTTTAATCGTATAAATCGCGTCTACAAATAGGACAGATTTTGATTTGTTCCATACATTTATGACAACAATAATGCTTACAATGTGTATGTACACTGGTTTCTTCAAAACAAATCGCACAATCTTCTGTTTGGTAGAACTTTTTGAATACTTTGAATTTTAAAATTGCCAAATGATTTTCTTTGGATATAAATTTTCCCAATGGTTTATAATAATACAATTCATCTAATGTATCACGCATTTTTTTAATCGCATTGGCAAACGATTCCGGAGTAACAATGGCCTCTTCTTCTTCTACACTGTATAATGTATCCGTCGTATCGTCACTGATAATCCACATGGAGTACATATCGTCTACGTCTAAATGTACCGTGACCTTTAATCCATCTAACACAAGGGATACTTCTAGCTTTTTTGAATTTTGGCGAAATAATTCGTTGGCGAGAGCAAGTTCCATTTTTAATGGTATGAGGACTTTCCTAAATCAATTTTTATCTTACGTGATATGGTTATCGTTCAACGGAATAATAAAAGCACTATTTTACAAAACTCGGTGAAACAAGGAATGGCGACACGTAAAAAAAGACGTCTATAGTATGGAAGAAAGAATAGAAAGAGTAGACTGTCCACTTTGTCTTGAACCGTTAGATTCTGAACTTGCCACAAAATACAATCATCCAGAAAATGGTAATTGTACTGGTTTTGATATTCATACGTCTTGTTTAGCCGATTATATACATAAGCATCTTACTCAACATACAAATCTAGTTTGTACTACATGTAGGCTAGATTTAAGCTCTTTACATAGACCACCACGTGCACCAGTGGAAGCACATCCACGAGGAGATATAATAGCACGAGCAAGAGCACGTGTACTAGAAGAACGTGAACGAGCACAAAATCCGTTCCTTCACATGCCTACTGGTTTTATAGATATCGTTCATGGTGTTGTCGGTGGTAATGCTTTTATCAATATTATAACAACTGGTGGACGATATTACCATTTTCTTAGTTTAGGTGTATGTTTCATTTATGCTTTTGAAAGAGGTGAACCATATTTAAGACGAATGCGTATTGTACGTGGTGGCACACGAAAAAGAGGCGGTACTAAAAAACATAGAAATGCATTATACATTATTGAAGTACGTCATCCAACGCAAGGATTACTACACAAATTAGAACATGAATTGGGTATACGTAGTAGAGAAATAAAATATGATTTTAAAGATCTACAACCTTCTTCAAACACTGCTGATCTATTTGAATAGATTCACACGGCGTATCCTTCGGCACAATTTGAATGATTCCCTTTGACTTTTTACCTACAAGAGGCTCCGTACATCCTTTTTCTTTGGACGGTTCATCCAACGTACAGCGTGCCCTAAAATGTTCATACCGTTCGCGTACATCACAATATGTCAAATTAGATTTTTTACCAAGCATCTTGTTAATCAATTCATGTAACTGATAGACATATCTAGAAAAGGTATCTCTGTTTTTCATATGTGACATCGTAAGCGGTAACTGTTTAAAATTCTTTGCTAAATTGATACGGCAATACTTGCAAGGAAGGACATTTTCCAAATTTAATAGAAAGTCGCGATAGTAGTGACGCTGTTCTTTCGTCGGCTCTACTGGATAATTGAAACTCATCGTATGGAGAAAATGCCATAAACTAGGACCCCATACCGTGGTTAACATACCATCGCCACTTTTAGAATCTGATGGTTTAAATACTCTACGCGTTTTCATACTTTACATCACTATTATATGGAATTCATGTTTTTTGATGATATGAAACCGAATATAGAGGATATGGAACTTGTCTTTCCATCCTCTATCTGTGTTCATATTGATCCATCTCCAGTAAAAATAGATTTTCGTGAATTTGAAGGCAATCCTTATTTGAAAGAAATGTCTATGAATAGAGGATTTCACGAAGAACACATGGCCATGGTAGATGCATGGTTACCTAGAGAAAATCCAATACTTGTTTTTGATTGGGATAAAACATTATCTGTTGTAGAAGGAATAGATATGCCACCATGTGATCCATGGGGTACAAGATGGTTACAGAATACATTTGAAGATTACAACATGACACTAGAAAACGTTTGTCATTTTATTCTAGGAGGTTACGCTAGAATAGCATTATTGAAATCTTTTTTTGAACGTACAAAAGCAAAAATAATAGTCCTTACCAATAATCCAAGTGCTTGTCCGATTAGTAAAGAGAATACTAGTTATAATAGACCAGAATTTTTACGTTTGATACGCTTTATTATACCAACCTTTCAAGAGAAAGATTTAGTACCGGGTCACCTGTATGATGGTATAAAAAGTGAGGCGTTGAAAGATTATTTTATAAATGGTTTTACGATTCAAAATATTCCTTATTATGTACGTGTAAAGAATGGACCACCTTTATTGATCAAAAAACGACGTAGAACAAGAAGAAAAACATTACGAGCTAGATTCTTCTAGTACGGCGTCTACGTCCACCCTTGGATTTCTTAGATTTTTTAGATTTTTTAGATTTCTTAGACTTGAAATACTTTTTGTTCATTGCATCATCCAGCGCCTTTTCTTGAGCATTTGCTGCCTTCATAATCTCTGGATCCTTTTGTAAGGAAAGCGATGCATGGTCTATGGCCATTCCGTTATTCTTTACTGCTGCCATCACGACGTCTCTGTCTGCCTGTAGCGTTTGCGACGCATGCCTCAATGAAAGTCCATAATCGCTTACTGCCGCCAACACGATCGGTTTATCATTCATGTATTGGGGCATATCCCTTAATTTGTATCCTTCCTTCTTTAACGTTGCCAACGCACTTTGTCTATCCATACTATAGATAACTATTTAACGTCTGGTTTTACGTTTATTGCGCCTTGTGCGTTTGCCACCCTGCTTTGGTCCATAACTACGTATTATTTGCGTTAGTTTCTTACTAATACGTGGTCCTTGATTATTTAATATACCAACGTTACTGCGAGGTAAAGGGTGTTCTTCGGCCCCTTTTGGCTTCTTATCATGACTTTGTGTAGCGGTGACATATCTTTGTTGTAAATCCTGGTTTACTCCTCGTTCAAATTGATCATAAGGTCTTAATAATATTGTCGTTTGTTCTCGTGTAGGTACATGTCCATGTTCTATCGCAAATTGAATCATTTTTTGATTTCTTTGTAGCTCATGTGATGCTGCGAAAAAAACATCGCCATTATTCCTTAGTGCAGCCATCACCACATCCTTATCTCCTTTTAATGTAGATGAAATATAATTCAATGCTTTACCATTATTCATTACTGCAGCCATCGCTACGTCCTTATCATTCTTCATTTCATGAGAAGCGTAAATGATTGCCAATCCATAATTTATTACTGCAGCCATAACTATTTCTTTATCTCCTTGAAAAGTAGGATTTACACTTTTTAGCATATAACCATCTTTCATTACTGTAGCCATGACCACATCTCTATTTGCCTTCATTTCATATGGAAGTGTAGTATATGCCAAAGCATTCTCTGATACTGCCTCTATTGCGTCGTGTTCATCCATACTATACATTTATAATATTTAACTAATGTATAGTATGTGCAAGAATTTATCCTTTGAGGAATGTGAACTCACCATTTTACGCGCTTCCGTTGATAAATCCGAACGTATTCAGGGCCGCGAACTCTTACGTTCTCCTGAAACTAAAAAAATTATTCGCATCGTAGAAGGATTCATTTCTAAACATAAATGTATCGTTTACGGTGGTACCGCCATCAACAACATTCTCCCTGAAGAAGATCAATTCTACGATTACGATTACGAATTACCCGATTACGACTTTTTTAGCCCCCACGCTTTTGAACTCGCTAAAAAACTCGCCGATCTTTACATTTCTAAAGGATTTGAAGACGTAGAGGCAAAGTCCGGCGTTCACCACGGTACCTACAAGGTCTTTGTCAACCATATGGGTATCGCTGACATTACGTACTTACACCCTGAACTTTACGGGTCCATTTTGAAAACGGCCATTGTAAGGGATCGTATCCTCTACGCACCCGCTAACTTCTTACGACAATCCATGTTTTTAGAATTATCTAGACCCATGGGTGACATTTCACGCTGGGAGAAAATTCTAAAACGTCTCAACTTGTTAAACAAACATTATCCTCTCGTTCATAAAAAGTGTGAACAACAACGCCGCTTCTCCTCCCGCCGTGATGAACCTGAACTCTTCACCTTGGTTAAAAAGGTTTTTGTAGAGGAAGGAGTCGTCTTCATCGGCGGATACGCCAACGCCATGTACACGACCTATACCAAAGTACCGCAGTTGAAAAACGTGCCCGATTTTGACGTTCTTTCCTTGAAACCGTTAGAGTCTGCTAAAAAAGTAGTGGCATCGCTAAAAAAGGCCGGCTATAACGTTACCATGAAAAAACACGATGCCATCGGTGAACTCGTTTCCGAGCATTACTCCATTGCCGTAGACGACGAGTACATTGCCTTTGTCTACGAACCCACTGCATGCCACAGCTACAACGTCATTGAAGAAGGCGGAAAGACCCTTAAAATTGGTTCCATTGATACGTTACTCAGCTACTACCTCGCTTTCATGTACGCCGATCGCGATTACTACGATGAAAATCGCCTCCTTTGTTTATCCAGTGTTCTTTTCAAAGTACAGCAGGAAAATCGGCTCAAACAAAAGGGAATCCTCAAACGCTTCGTTCTTCAATGTTACGGCAAGCAACAAACGTTGGAAGATATGCGCGAAGAAAACAATCGCTTACATGGCGTGTTGAAACCAGGAACGCGTGAATACGAAGAGCGATTCTTAAAATATATTCCTAAGTAGAGTAGGGAAATCCAGCAAAATAATATTCTGGTTTATCCGGTTTATTCTTCATGTCTATCCTTGTAGGGAACGGCTCTGGATTAAGACGACGTTGTGACACATAATCATTACGAATCAAGGTTAGCTCAAATACGTGCGGTACATCCACGCCGTCTATTTGCTGCATCGGCGGTGCATTATTCGCGTGAAAATGAACAATGGTATGCGTTGCCGTGAGATCTTTCATGGTGTTGAACATGAGATCATCCGTAATATCTGAGAGACCATAATAATAATCGGGTGCTAAGTGAATATCCGCGGGTGTATGAATTTCCAAGACGAGTTGCTTCACCTTTTTAATGTATCCATTTTGTATAAGTACTGGTAATAGGCGAAATTCGTGGCCTTCAATATCCAACTTTAAAAAGACGTTGGACGCATCTACCATGTACTCCCTAAGGTTTGTTGTTGTATCGGTCGTCTCTGCCGCTAAATTCTTCTTGACAAAGTGAATGTTTTTCGTTTCAATACCATCTACTGTTCCATCAAATGCATAACATGCGACTGGATAAATGGTCACGAAATGTTCTTCAAAACTAACATCGTCCAGCACACCTCCCGCTAAACAAAGATCGTACGTACCGGGTAGTGAAGCAATCACGTAGCCGCCGTCGTAATCTCTCCCTACCCGAAATTTTGGATGCGGACATTCATAGACTGTAAAATGCTCCATATCGTGTTTATCATGGTTCTATTTAAATAATCTTTCTATAAGTAATGGCATTTGTACATAACGTTTTCAAACATATTCTAAGTATAGGCTACGAATTTGAAACGCATGACCTTTCCAAAGTAAGTCTCGTAGACGATACGTTTATTGTTTCTGATACGACGAATCCTGGTTTAAAGGAAAAAGTGAAATCCGGTGAAGCAAAGGCCTTGGATAATCACTCGTTCGCTCTACCTCATCCCGAATACGTTAATGATCCTGACATGGACGGTGACGTTCCCAACAATGCCATCATGATGCATACAACCGTTGACTTTAATGAAGAAACACCCTTTGATGCACTCTTGAATGGATGTGAAGGTAATAAGTCTCACAAAAATTCACTCTACGCTTTTAAATATGGACGAAAAGTAACACCCATTACATTCGCCAAAGAGTTGGAGGAAAATTCGTGTGCGAATTTTTCCGGTGTTGAATGGATCGTCACCTACTACGAACCACCGTCCAGTCCGCACATTATCCTCAATACGTACGTGGATGCATGTTCTCGCATCGCCGATCAATTACACGGATTTGAATCCCTTACCGGAAAATTTATCATTCGCGAGACCAAAGAAGTAGTGGGATATCCACACCGACACCTTTACCATAAACCCGGAACCAATCTTTACCTCTTACAGCGTAACGATGGTCCGGACGCAAATGAACGAAATACCTTTACGTTGGATCGTACTGAAATCGTTCCGCAAATGACGTTTCGGGTTCACGCCGCAAAGGCCATGGATGTCATGCAGGCCATGCTTACCTTTACGCCTACCCGACCAACCCGTATGGGTATGAACCTGAAAAAGTTACAAGAAGAATTTTCACGCGTCTACGCATGCGCTACATCCATTTTTCCGAAAAATAAAGTAGCCGCATGCTATCTCGGTCTCATTCTCTTTAAAGTCGTTGTTTACGTAAACCGCTTCTCACGACGTAGCGAGGATTCCGGTTACTATTTTAAAGATGACTTGACGTTTGCCGTACGTCACTCCAATACGGTGTTGTACAAGCGACTTCGGGAACTCGTTGACGTGAATCTTCCGTTTGATACCATGGATATATATGATTATTCTAAAGCAGCATTGACACGGGTAGTACCTCCTACCCATCCCGGGTTCGGCAATCCAAAAGTTTCGTTGCGTTCCTACTTTGATTACTTGGAAAAGGGTGATTGGTTTGAAGATCAAAACATTGCCAAGTACATTGCAAGCTTTGACTTTATAGACGATACTATCGTGGTAGAACATCGCGAGTTCGGGCCGACCATTGCGACCATGATGACGGACCGTAACATTCACGTGAGACAATTCTCGCCGACACTTCACATGATTCAAACCTTGAATGATGCGCTGGTTTCAGAAAAACAAGCGAAACTCTTTACCGGTAAAATCTTAAATCCGCGTACTTCACGGTACACCAAGAAATGTAGATCCGGTCAAATCCGCGACGCTACCTTTACATGTAAGAGTAGGAGTAAAGAATAGAAAAGTATTTAAAAGGATCATGTGTTTGTTACGTAGATGAGTGTCGTTGTGGTTCACGCCAATGGCGATTTGACCATGGAGTCCAAGCCGTCCGGCTATAAGTCGTACGGAAGTCTTCAGCATACGTGGAAGACGTTGACCCATGACATTCAATTGTATGCTAAAAAGAGAGGTAAGGCCGGTACCGAGAACAAGTACGAGTTCCCACCGCCGGTTGACTCTGCACTCTACTTCGGGGATTGTCTCCTCGTCAATACGTCTGGCGATTTAACTCCTGAAATGTGGAATGAATTTTATGAAGGCGTGCTGCAATTTGAGGACATTGAAGGAACGGAAGAGGAAGAGGAAGAGGTGGTGGAGGGCGAGTTTAGCAACGGATACCTTAAGGATGGATTTGTCGTATCCGACAATGAACTGGAAGAGGAACCTTATAATCTTCCTGTATAGTATGTATCGTGTCTACCCTACAGCTCCACTTGTTGTTGGTAATATTAAAGATCAATGGGCTCAGTATGGAAAACCAGTAAAAATACCCCCAAAATACGACAAAAAAAATTATTCAACATCAACTCCAGAGCGGCGTGGCGCAATGGAGCCAGTGAATCAGGAAGAAAACCCGCAAGAACAAGAACAGGAAGAAGATCAAATAGGACAATCAGCACGTAACGCATATGTAAGCAGATACGATAGAAATGGCGGTAGACGTACAAGACGTAAATCCAGAAAAAATAAAAAATCTAGACGGAGATAAACTCAATCACTATGAAATTTACAGATGATGACTTGGAAAGCGTGGTAGTAAAATATAAAACTCGCGTCAATATTGTTCCTGGTTATCTAGAAACGATCCTAAGGTGATTGTTATCTTTCCACTGATGAAGAAAAGCTTTAAAAATTGATTTTAAAAGCAAACGCTGTTGATATACCATGCAGACGATTGTTGAACCCGCTCTCCTTCGCAAGAAATTTCGGACGGCATTGGACAGCAAGATAGATAATGAAAAGCTAAGTGAAAACATTGAAATCGGCGTCTACAATTACAGTATCCAAACCGCTACCGAAAAGAAAATCGTCAAGCAATGGTCCAACCCTCTCTTCTGCGAAATCTATCTCTCTAAAATGAAATCACTTCTTTACAACGTAACTGCTGTGGTC